CCACTCTCAATGGGGTCCAAATCGGGACCATACTCGGGAGGCCCGCCAAGGTGCCCTGACCGGTAGAGATCGAGCAGCGGATTGCGCTGGCCAATATTCGCGAGCGATGCCCAGCCGGCGCCGGCCTCGCCCTCGAGCGCCTGGAGGTCATCGACGTCACCGCGCGGCATTACGGACCCCACGGCTTCACGTGGTTTTTCAGGAAGTCGAGCACCCTGCGCGCTTCTGTGGCGCCTTCACTGTCTCCCTTGGCCGCAAGTCTGGCTATCGTCTCCTCGCCGTTCTTGACGGCTGCGGCGTGGGAATTGAAATCTCGCTTCGCCAACGGCCCGACCCAGCCGCTCATGCTTTCAAAGTCGCGCTCCTTTTGACGTCCGTGGGGAAAGTCGGGCTTGTTGCGCATGGCGATGTGCCCCAGGACCGCCGGCCCCGCGAGGGCCATCCCGGTAAACAATTCTGACTTGTCTTTGGCATATCGCCCGCCCGCAGTTTGCGGCTCATGCATGGGGCCAAGCGACCGATCCCACACGGCGCGTTGAGTGCGCTCGCCAAACTGATTGGAGTCGCCCTTCAAGTAGTCCTGAATGCGCGGGTAGGCGTGCGGCTCGGACAAACCTCGCATTGTCTCGATCGCGCCGGGCAGCTTGTCGAGAGTGAGAGCCCGCGACCAGTTCTCAGGAAGGTACCGCTGGCCGAGCTCGCCAAGCGCGCCGGCGCCCTCCAGCCCGAGTTGACTGGCCAGCGCGCGGACCTGTTCGGGCAGAGTGATGAAGTGCACCCAGGCGTTCCTCGCGCCTGTCCTGGCAGAGCGCCCAATGTCGCCCCAGTCTGCGTCTTGAATCGGCGCGCCCGGAATGTCCGGCGGCGCGTCGCCCACACTCGCGAGCGTCGCCCATTCGTCGTCGGCGCGCTTGCCCATCACGTGCCCTTGCTGAAGTTGCCCGTGGTGCGGAACCCCTGCGAGCGCGTCTGCGGGTCGACGCGCAGCATGCGCCGCGTGCGCTGCGGCCGGCCGAGGCGGCGCAGGGTGTCCTCGTTGATGTCGGACATCACCTTGAGCTCGGGATCGCCGGCCAGGTTGAAACTGGAGGCGAGGTGCCAGGCGATGCAGTGGCAGAGCGGCAGGAAGAGCTCCTCGTCGAACTCGCCGCCGTCGGGCGGGTTCGCGGTGCCGAGATCAGCCACATAGACGACCTCGAGGTTTGCCAGCGTCGCCATCGCCGAGTTCAGGCTGCGGTCGACCTTGCTGCGGAGCTCGGCCGCGATCGGCTGGCCCTCGATGATGACGCCGAGGTTGTCGAGGACCTGGTCGACGACCTCGACGCGGGTCTTTGGAGTCGTTGCCATGCTATAGGTTCCGTATGGGCGACCACGAGGAGGACCTGCGCGGCCTGTTTTGGAGGGGCACGCCCGTGACCGAACTCACGACCGAGCAGCTGCGCGACGTGATCGCCTATCTCGTGAAGCGCGAGCGTGCGGCAAACGAGTGCATCGCGCAGGTGCTTGCGCTCGCTGAAAAGCGCGCGCGGGGCTGGTACAACACCCCGCCGTTGCAATGGCGTTGATCAGCGCGCGATGGAGGACGAAATGAGCGCGAAGAAATTCCCGACCTGGGGCTATCGCCGCGGGGAGGCGAAGATTTTCGACCTGGGCGAGGGCGAGCGTCTGCCCGCGGGCTGGTACGACGACCCCAAGAAGGCGGCGAGCCGGGCCGGGTCCGAGCCGCCGTGGGAGGCGCCGCCGAAGGAGACGCCGCCGCCGGTGAGCGAGAGCGCACAGGACTGGCCGCTCGCCGACAAGATCGCCGAGCGCGTCGAGAAGGTGAACAGGGCGCCTGAGACGACGCCAAAGACCGAGAAGCCGAAGAAGTGAGCGGCTATTGGTGGGCGGTGATCGCGATCGCCGCGTGGAGCGCGTTCGTCGCCTGCTGCGTCGTGTTCGGCCTCGTGCAGTATCAGCTGCGCTCGAGAGGGCCGAGCTCGAGGCCCGGCCCTCCCAAGTAGTCGTCAGAGCGTGGCTGCGTTGCCGCTCAACCGCACCGCGAGGCGCGGGTCGACCGTCTTGGTCGCGAACAACACGTCACAGCGCCATTGGCTCACGTCGTTGAGGCCGTCGTAGTACGGGATCAGGCGGACGCTGAGGCCTTTGTAGGACTCGCGTGCCACATCGACCGCGCCGGCCGGCTTCACCAGCGGGATGGTGGCCAACGCGAACGCATTCTTGTGGAAGATCATGTTCTGCCGATAGTTGACCGAGACCGTACCTGCGATGGCGAGCGCGGCATTGTCTGCCGGTGCCGCCGAGACGCTCTGGAACGCGCCCGACGTGATCATCGCCGGGGCGATGGTGAGCGTAGAGTTGCCGGTGCCGTCCGAGACCGCGTCCACGACCACCGTGAAGTGCTGCAGGAACGGCAGCACGGCCTTGGTGACCGGGTTGACCGCGAAGACGTTCGCGATCGTGAACACCGTGCCGGCCTTGATGGTGACCGAGGCGCCCCAGGTGTCGGTGATCAGCGACTGCGTGCCGGGCACCGACTCGGTGTCCTTCACGGTCGCATAGGTCACGTTCTGGGCGGCGCCATTGACGAGCCCGCCGGTAGCCGTGCCGCGGGTGAACGTGGGCACGTTCTGCGACATGTAGGTCTTCACGCCGCCGATCGTTCCGATCTCACCCGTGCGATAGGCAGGCTGGCCGACCGATTGCAGGAACAGGGCGGTCTGCGATCCGGCCAGGGCCCAGTTGGATTCAGGGCTGAGCACGGCCGAGCGATCGTCCTGCGGACAGGCGTATTGGTCGAGCCGTTCGGTCCCGCGTGCGAATTTGACGAACGAATCGACCGGCGCATCGGGAGTGCCGGCCGCCGGCATGCCGAGCCAGGTCGGGATGCGGAAGAACTCGGCCATCACGGCCGTGTCGATCGCGTTCGCCAACTGCACCATCGCGGGCTTGATCACCCGCTCGGCGAGCTCGCTGATGTTCAAGGTCAGCTGCTGGGACGTGAACGAGAAGTCGACGCCGCGAACCTGGTTCACGGTCATCGTCAGCTTGCCCTCGGTCACGTCCTGCACGGTCGCGCCGATGACGCTGCGCACCGTGAACTGATTCGGCTTGCGGATGGTGATCGTGTCGCCGATGTCGTAGCCGTTGACCTTCTTGCCGTACTCGTCCTCGTAACCGCGGTAGACGCGGTTCGCCATGACGAGCTCGTTGTCGAGGATCCGCACCGCCGCTTTTGCGATGATGGTCGGATTCAGAACCGTGTTAGCCATTGTCGTCTGCCTTTCGGGGGGCTGACGGCACCTGGTCGCGTCAAAGCTTTTGGGGGGTTACTGGCGGCCGTATTTCCGGGTCAGCCAGCTGTTGAGGTCTGCTTCCTGCGATGCTGGTGCTGCGCCGCCTCGCGGCGACTGCACCGGCTTGGGTGCCGTGGTTTTCGTTTTGAATTGCGGCAGGGACAGCCGGGCCTCGATGTGTCCGATCTCACGGGCGGCTCTGCGCTCGTCCATGCGATTGAGGGCATCGAGTCGTTTGGGATTGCGGGCGAAGAAGTATTGCAGGTGCGCCGAGTTGCCCGACTCGAGGATCAGCTCCTCGAGCACCGGGCTCACGCGCAGGTCTTTCGCCTTGCCCATCACGGCGTCGAAATCCTTGGCGGATTCCTCGCCGTTGCGGGTGCGAAAGCCCTCGACGCGCTCCTGATGCTGCTCGACGTTGTCGGCCATGCGACGCTGGCGCTCTGCCTGCGACGCCGCGATGCCGCGCTTGGTCTCGCGCACCATCTGACGCTTGTCGAGGAGCCACGCTGTGCGCTCGCGCTCCCACGTCAGGTAGTCAGGAAAGTCGTTTTCCTGCGGCTCGGGGCCGATGACGCTTTCGACGTACTCGTTGATCTGCGCCTCGGTCTGGCTGCCGCCCTGGCGGCTGCGCAGCTGCGCATTCTCTTGCTCGAGTCGTACGATGCGGTCCCGATAGCGGTCGGCGCGGCTGCGCTTGCGGCGCTTGTCCTCGTCGGTCTCAGGTTCGGTGTCTTCTTCGCCTTCGCCTTCTTCGCCTTCGTCGTCGTCTTTGCCTTCGTCGGCCGGGTCGGCCGCCTCGTCGGCTTCCGTGGCCTCGTCGTCCTCGGTCGAGGGCTCGTCGGCTTTCGGTTTCTTCGGTGTCCCTGTTTTGATGTCGTCGAACACTTCCTCCTCAGCTGCCTTTTGTGCCGCGGCATCGGCCTCGGCTTGCAGATCGGAGAGGTCGACCTCTTGTCTGGGAGCCGGCGACTCGACGACTGGCTCGCGTGTTGCGGCTGGCGCGTCCGTCGGGCTGTCAGGTTTCGTCATGTTTGCACTCACGAAAAAGCCGCCCGCAGGCGGCCTGGTCATCGTCGCTGCTGGCCCCGAACGGGCTGGCTCGCGCGAAGCTTGGGAAAATGTGCTAATCGGCGCTATGCCGGATCGTCAGATCACCAGTGGCGTGATGCACTTCGCCAACGCGATGCTCGGCCTGGAATAGGAGGCCAGAGCAAAAATGACCGAGCGCAAACCGACGCTGGCGGAAAATATGGTCAAGCGGCTTCAGGCGACGTTAGCAG